TATTTTGCAATCCTACAATTATCTTTGAAACTTCAATAGGTTTCATATCTAAAGCTTTTACAATTGCATCATAACTCTCACCATTTGATAGCATGGATAGGATTGTATTTTGATTATCGTTAACAGCAAATTTGTCTTTAAAAAAGCCTTCGATAATTTCCTCTTCTGTTTGGTTTTTAAATTCACTAGATTTTATAATTTTAACATCGTTTTTAGAACGTCCACAACTTAAAAATAAATCTAGTATTTGCGTTTCGTTGTCTTCAGCTGACAACTTTAAAGCTACAGGAGTATTAGGTATTACTTCAACTTTATCAAATAGTTCGTATTCGTTAAAACTAATTTCTCCCGTCATTCCGTTAAGTTCTGAAAGTACATAATTTAACGAATCTGCTATATTCTTTTGTCTTTTCTTTACGTATGTACGATTGAATAGTTTAAAATCATTTTCTAAGTCTTGTGAAAACATAGAGTTATCTTGAATATAACCAAACATTTTAGGATTAATAACAGAATGTGAAATAAATATCTTTTTAGAAAGTCCAACCTCTGTACTTTCATAGCGTTTATCTAGGTCATTTCCGTTCAATTGAACAATGCTAGGCTCTCTATCTTTACCGTCTGAGAAAGTAACGCTTACACCGCCTTGTTTACGCTTATCTGTAGCGTTTAATTTAAGGTCATATACTATCTTTTCTGCTTGTTCTTCACTTTCTGGTATACCATTGTTCAAACTTATAAGCGTGCCGCCCTTATAACCGTTAACAACCTCAGATAATCTAAAGAAATTAATCTCTATATCTGTTAATATTGAATCAATACCACCGCTGTACAATGGGATAGGGTAATATCCTGAAGTTAGCTTTTTAGTTTCTAGTATAAATTGTCTAGATTTAGCTTTTATAAATAAAACACATTCTTTTGTTTCACTTGTACGGTTAAAAAAGCTAGTATATTCTTTGAATTTTGTCTTATCATTTTGTCTAGACGTTGCCCAATTTTCAGAATAGTAGTATATAGTTCCGTTTTCATTAGGTCGCATCAACTCAAAATCTAAGTGTTCTAATTGCCACTTTTGATTTAATGAATCATAGACACATTTAATGTAGTAACCGTTAATAACTTCCTGGTCTAGGGAGTACATTTCGACAAGTTCGTCTAGTGTATATTTAGAACGTCCATTTTTATTAATCTCGTCCCAATTCTCAGTGCCTTCATATTGTAAACCAGCACCCGAAATAAAAGTATTTTTAGAGTTGATTATACCTCCATGAATAGGTGAGTTAACATATAAAGACCATAAGAATTGAGGGTAAAGGTTGTCGATTCCCCATTTTACCCACCCTTCTTTGGCTACTGTTTCGACGGGGTCAATGATTGCAACCTCTCTAAATGTGCTAAACGTTCTAGCTGTTTGTTTCTCCTCCATAAATATTTGATGTTAATGTAGGCTCAAAGCTTGCTGGCACTACTATAATGTTATCTATAACTCTTACTTTACCTATCTCGCATTGAATACCTAAGGAATAATCTAAAGAGCCACCGTTAGGCATTTGATAAACTCTGTACGTATAATCTCCTAACTTTGTGAATGTAGCATCTACGCCTTCCAATAAATTAAACAAATTATAACGTGCTGTCGATTCATTTAAATCATTTAGATAGCAAAATATTTCTTGTCTACCTTCGTCTTTAGTAAACCTAAAAAGCCAATTAACATCAAGTGTTTGGTCTTCAAGTTCTGACAATGTCAAAGCTATAATGTTTAAACTAGATTTCGTTATTAAAATTGTCATAGTTCAAAGATACAAAAAAAACCTTATTAAGATTAATTCTCAATAAGGTTTTAATTAATTTATTATTTCTAATTAAGAAACAGGGTCTAACAATGCTGTAATTAATCCTGCAGCAATTTTATTAGGTCTATTCTTTTCTTTACCAGATAAAGTTAAAACGTTACCGTTTGCATCTTCATAAGCTTGTCCAGAATCTCTAACACCTGAAACACTCGCCCCGTTAGTTTCGTAGAATACTTCGTAAGTACCATCGTTCAATTCTACAGCGAAAGTAGTTCTAGCGATTTCTAAAGCTTCAAGGTTTACAATATCAGTTGCAGTATTACCGCTCAACATCATAGTTCCTGTTTGCTCGTATGCTACAGATTGATTTTTTCTATCACCTATTTTCGTGGCTGTAAATTTAGACGTCTCCATTTCAACAAAAAACTTGTGGATATATTTACCAGCTGCTAAAGATAAAGATGAAATAGTACCATTTGCCTTTGTTATTGTAGCGTCTGCAGTATTCCAAGCGTAGATGGCTTTTACACCGCCTACGCTATCACATACTGCGTTCTTTCCTTCTAGGATTTCACACATAATTCAGTAATATTAAGAGTTTAACAAATGAAGTCTAACAAAGTATTGACCCCAAACAATTTGAGTACCTAATCTAAATGAAGCTTCAGCTTTCAATTTATCGTTATAAGCATCGTACTTAACTTCAAAATTCATATCATCTAAAGAATCAACACCTAAGAAAGTTAAATCTAAAGGAATAGCGTAAATTTCAGATTTACCATCTAACTCTGGCAAAGTAACAACTTCAACGTTTGTTCCAGGAAGGATAAAAGAAACACTAGATTTAGTATTAGTAACAACTACGTGATCATATTGATTAGCAGTATTCCAAGCTGTGATACATTTTCTAGCTTCAGTACGTCCTGTATATAATTTGATAGTCATTTCGTTATCAAACAATTCAGTAGGTATTTTATCATGTACTCCGATAAATTGAGTATAAGCGTTTGTAGATGTCATTGTAGCATCTGCTGCATCGTAAGTCAATACATCTGCATCGTTAACTAAGATGTGACGTAAACCATTCATCAAAACTAGTTCAGGGTCGATTGAAGAAGTGTCACCAGAAACAACTACTAACTGAGCTTTACGTTGTAACAATTTACCAAGGTAAGCACCTAAAACAGTTTCAAGGTCTGCAGGAAGTTGACCGTCTTGCATTTTCAAACCTAACTTGTTTAAGATTTGAGTCATTTTACCATTAAGGTCTTCATTACAAAACTCGATACCCATGTACAAAGGTACAGTTGTAAGGTCAGCTTTTGTAAAGATAACAGAACCATCAGGAGAAGGAGTACAAGCAACTTTAGCTTGAAGCGTTACATCTGAATTTAACAAAGCAATCTCTTTCGTTCCTTTAACATCTGACTCTAAAGTCAAAGAACTTAAAAAATCAGAGTTGTTAATCAAGTCTGTAATTACTACAGGCATTGTATTGTCAGTCCATGCTGGTAATCCAACTACATCGTAATCAAATTTTTCTTTAAGGGCTTTACCCAATTTTCCAATTTTATTCATCTTTATTTATTTTTAAATTTAGTTTTTAATATTTTTTAGGATTTCGTTTGCTGTCATTTTAGCAACTTCTTTAACTCCCGTTTTAGCTTCATTTTGAAACTTGCTCACTTTCTCTTCTTTAAGTTTTTTAAGTTCTGAAGTCAATTCTTCAATTTTAGCAAACGTAGCTTCTAAAGTACTTTTCATTACTTCAGCAACTTCTGCAAGGATTGAGTCTTTAATCTCAGCGCTCATCTCAGCTTCTTCAACGATAACGTCTTCAATAGCAGAAATTAAACCGCTTTCATTAACTGAAATAATTAATACTTTACCATCAATTTCACATTGATAATCTAATGCTGGGGCTGGCAACTTGTCGCCATTCTCATCAATTACGAAGATAGGCGCATCAATTGCTAGTTCACCCTCATAAGTCAGCACCGTGCCGTCTAGTGATGTAACCTCCGCAAATGATGAAACTGTTTCTTCTGTAACTGGCACTTCTTCAAACTTGCTTTTACCAAAAATCAAATTAAAGAGTGACTTACCACTTACTTCTTTTTTGTTCATCTTTTGTTTATTATTTGTTTTTATATTTACTTGTATTCTATCAAAAATTCCTTCGACACTAAAACCTTGAAACTTTCCACTTTTTACTTCGTCCCATAGTTGGTCATTCTCTACTTTGTAGGAAGCTATCCAAGTCCCATCTTGTAGATTTTGTTTACTAAATTCGATAGGGGCGTTAACACCTCGCTTTGAATCAATAAAAAAACTTTCTAGCATTATAGCACCGTTTACTTTATCGTTTTCATTGTGCATTTTATTTACATTGTTCCCAAAACTGTTCTTAAAAAACTTAAGTACTATTTGTTTAATTGTAGCAACGTCGAAGAAAACTTGGTGTTCTCCAATATCTGGACTATTTCTGTAAATCAAAGTATTTGCGCTCATCATAACACCCGTTACAATTCTTTGTTCTTCTTTAAACTTATAAGGCATTGATTTATCAAAAGCAATAAAGGCTTTTAAGTGTGCAGGCGTGTCAACAAACGCGTTATAGTCTACGCCCGTCTCATCATTGTCATTAATTGTAAGCTTATAAATTGGTAACATAATATAAAGTTATTAATTAAAATTGAATTATTTACATTTTATTTAGATTAATTCTAAATAGTGTTTACACTAACCCCCGAAAGTAGACAATACACTAGCAGCAGCTGAAGCATCCATAACGGCTTTGATTTCAGAGTCTACAACGGTTACTTTTATTCCTGTAGCATTATCTGTAAGTCCAACACTTGACACTTCACTAGTAGAACCTACACCAAAACCGCCACCGCCAGAACTTTGATTTTCATTTGCTGGTGTAGTTGGGGCTGTAATATTACTACCACCTCCGTCAAACTTAGTGCTTGCAATTGCTGCAATCTGTGCTATTCCCGTGACCGCTGAGAATACAGAGAAAGGCGCTCCAAATGTTAATGGACTTGCAGCAACGGATTTACTTATAGCTTCTGCTGTATTTATAGAAACACTTGCAATCTTTAAAGCCTTGTCTCTATTAAACGCTTTCTTTTTAATCTCTAATACTTGCGCTTCTGTTAAGTTTTGATTTTTTAATTTATTAGCGTCTAATTGGTTTTGTAAATCGTTTAAAGCATTTAAAGAAGCCATTGTAGCGTCTGCATACTTTTTAACGTTATCTATTTTTTTAACCGTTGCAGCTTCTTCTATCTTATTTAACTCTTCTTGTCTTTTCTTTTCAAGTTCTATAGTGTCAAATCCGTATTGTTCAGCGGTTTTAATTAATGCGTCGTATTTTTCATTTACTCCATTAATTTCATTTTGTTGCGCCGTGTTTGTAGCCTCTTGGTAAGCTGTATAAGCTTCGGAATCCATATCCTGAACCTCTTTTATATAATTTTGTTTTATAGCGAAAATTTCCGCTTCAGTTAATTTAGTATTTGATAGTAAAAAATCTCTTTCTAGTAATAGTAAGTCTTTTTTAGCTTCTACATTTTTTGTGTCATCATTTAATGCAACCTCTAAAATTGCTTTTTTATCTTTATAAACAATTTCTTTTAACGCATCATTATGTTCTTTCTCTAATTTTATTAAGTCAGCATTATACTTTGCTTTAATAGCTTCTTTTTGTCCTTCCGTTGCTTTTAAGTCAGCTAGCGCGAACTCTTTATTTTCTAGTAATAATCCTTTTTGAGCGTTAAAAGCTTTTTTACTTAATTCTTGGTTGCTTAAAATAGTGGCTTCAAAGAATCCAACCTCACTATTATGCATGGCTACTCTATTATCCTCTTCGACCTTCGCTAAATCCTGTTTATGTTTTATTGCAGCTTCTTTAACTTTTTTATTATGTTCTATACTAGCTTCAGCTTGTTTTTTATTATCTTCATTTTGTGATTTCCGAGTTGCCCTTATTGATTCGTTTCTGGATTGAGCTTCTGCCATATTCATATTCATTAATTCAGTAGAATATTTTTTATAAGAGTCACTTTTCGACTTCATTATAGCATCTACTTGAGCTTGAGTAATTTTTAAGTCGGAATACATTACCAAAGCATTTTCTTTGTTTTTTTCGTATTCAGCTTTTAAAATGGCTAATCTGTTTTTTGAACCTTTTAATTTTATATCATTTATTTCCTTCTCACTTGCCCCTGCATTTAAGGCGTCTATTAATTGTTTATCATTTGCCCACTTTGATGCCGTTGCTGCATTTTCATAGGCTAATTTTTGAGATTCTAAAGTTTTATTTGTAGCTTCTAAAGCATCATCTAACCTCTTTTGTTTTTCCTCAGTTGATTCTGTTTCGTCCCCAAACGCTGACATAGCTGAACCTATAGCTATAATACCAGCAATAATAGCAACTATAGGTAAAGCAAGCATTGCAAGCCTAGCTAATTTTAAAGCTCCCGTACTTGTTCCTATTGCAGTCGCATATGCGTACTCACTAGCTACCTTTACTACATTCCAAACTTTAAGAGCTGCAGTTCTTACTAAACTTTCCTTTTCTAAGATAGAACGTATTTCTTCAAGTCCTGCTAGTACAGCTTGTATTGCTTGCAGTTTGACAAGTGTTTTTTGTAGGTCTTTATTCTCATCACCAAACAAAGCTAAAGCACCTTGAGCAACTGCATAACCTGCCGCAATACCTTGACCGAGTTGTAAAGCTGTTTGCATACTACGCCCGTCGTTGGCGTTATTGTTTATCTGTGTTTGAAGGTCGCCTAATCTATCTTTAAGTTCACCAGCCCTTCTTATAGCTTCCTGACCTATAGGGCTATCTTCACCCGCTTGCACGGCAATAGTAGCGTATTCCTTTACAGCTTTACTTAATTGCCTTACTGATAACTCGCCACTATCAACTTTCGCATTAAGATCATCAAAGGCTTTATTAGAATCAACACTATTACTTTTTACCGTTGAATTAACTTCCTTTAACGCTTTGTCTACGTCGTTAATTGCAGAGACACTATTACCAGTGTCGACCGTGGTTTTAAATACTATTTCTTCAGCCATTAGTTAATAGTTATTTTAATTGATAAATTATCTATAATTGCATCTGTAAAAACTCCAGCTTCATAAGTGTATAATTCAACGGCATCTGCTGACTTTCTATAAAAGTTATAAACCCTATCGTTAACCATTGGTGTTCCACAATAACACTCTACTTTGTTTATAGTAAAAGCTCCTACTAGTGTACCCATATATTTACCCGCTGAAATTCTAGTCCATACAATTGCACCTATAGTGTTTTCAAACTCTATTACACTTGGCGCGGTTGTACTTACTTGACTTATTAAAGCACGGTAATTTTTCACTAAAGGCTTTCCGTTAGCGTCTAGTATATCATTGCCTAAACGAGTGTATAATAAACCCGTGGTAATGTCTTGCATCAACTCACCTTCGTAGATATCGGTTACAATCCAGTCGCCATTTCTATGGTCACCACTTACAGGAACTGTTGCAACACCTGTACTTCTTTTAATTACTTGTCTTCTTTTAATGTCCATTATCCAAAAAATATATCACTGTAAGTTAATATGTCCTCAACACCCCCAAAACCAACACCCACATCTGTACCCGTATCTGAAGGAGAAAACTCAATATCTACGGTTGGTAATTCCGTCCATGTTATAGTACCCGTTACGGGGTTGTTTGCTTGTATTATTTTTATTAATTCTATTTTTGTAGACTCTGATACGTTACTATCAAAATCCGTTATTTGATTAAGTCTATAAAGTACTCCGTTCCACATTACAGATTTACTAAAATCTAAGCTATTAATATCGTTAACGCTTATCTTTGCATAAAGTTCTACTATCTTACTATCTCGTCCAGTCATTTCCTTAACAAACCTTTCATGATATCTAGTAAAAAGATTGTCACTTGTTACGGACGTAGCTGGATAATCAAATAGTATAGGCATACCCCAATTCAAATCGAAGTTTGGACTTTCCCAATTATCAAAATGATGTACACTAGGGTAAGTTGTTAAATCTGAATAGGTAGCCGTGTTGGTGTCTGTTAACCTCCATG